AGTGTATTTTTTTGCGCGCGAAATAAGAAATATTTTCTGACGGGGTAATCGACAGTGGGCACATCAGTGAGATCCGCTGGCGGAGGTCGAAAAAAGAACCGGCCGGCGCAGACAAACAGCTCAATCACACGCATTGCGCCACCCGCTCAGCTGCGCGATGAATTCGCTGTCAGCATTTGGAAACAACAGAGCGCCATCCTGATTAAGCGCGGCTGCATGGAGCCAGAAGATGCGCCCGTTCTGCTGTCGTACTGCAACGCATTCAGCATGATGATTCAAGCTGACCAAATGATTACAGAGGAAGGTATCACTGCNCCCNCGGCCGACGGCATCAAAAAGCNCCCCGCCGTGGGAGTTCGAAACGACTGCGTCAGCCAAATGGCTCGGATGGGATCTCTGCTTGGCCTAGATCCGCTCAGCCGTACACGATTCACTGGCGCTGGCGGGAAAAAAGAAATCAGCGACACAGGCAACGAATTTGATGAATTCTAAATATGGCCACATACCCGAACGTCAATGCGGCAGCGAAGTATGCACGCGACGTGGTGGCCGGCAGAATTCCCGCGGCACGCATCACACAGGCAGCATGCCAGCGACACATTAATGATTTAAAAAGCCAGAAAGACCCAGCCTACCCCTACCGCTTTGACAGAGACAAAGGCGAGCGGGTCTGTAAATTCATACAGCTCCTGGTGCACACAAAAGGTGAGTGGGCCAAGCGCCCTATTCACCAGCGCCGCATAGTACTGGAGGCCTGGCAGCTGTTCTTCTTGTCGACATTGTTCGGATGGGTTCGCAAAAAAGACAAGCTGCGGCGGTTTCGCGAGGCTTACGTCTGCGTTCCGCGCAAAAATGGCAAGAGCATTATCGTTGCCGGCGTTGGCCTTTACGCATTAGTTGGAGATGGCGAAAGCGGGGCCGAGGTCTACTGCGGCGCCAGCAGCGAGTACCAAGCGTGGAAAGTGTTTCAGCCTGCGCTGCAAATGGCCAAAGCGCTGCCGAATCTACGCAGCCGGTTTGGCCTTACGCCCTGGGCCAAAAAACTCACGCTGATGGACGGCTCAGTTTTTGAACCGGTCATCGGCGATCCAGGTGACGGATCAAGCCCGCACCTTGGCATCGTCGACGAGTTTCACGAACACGATGACTCTGGCCTCTACGACACCATGCTTACTGGCATGGGTGCACGGCTACAGGGCTTGATGCTGGCAATCACAACCGCCGGCGATAACATCGAAAGCCCGTGTTTTGACATGCACACCCGCGTTGTGGAAATGCTGGATGGCGCGGTGGGAACTGAAGACGACGAACTGTTCGGGCTGATCTACACCATCGATCCGGAAGACGATTGGACCAGCACCCTGGCGCTAAAAAAGGCCAACCCTAACTACGGCGTTTCAGTTTACGAAGACTTTCTGCTTTCGCAGCAGAGCCGAGGCAAGCGCCTGGCGCGATTCGCCAACAAGTTTAAAACCCGCCACCTCAACATTTGGGTGTCGGCAAAAGACGGTTTCTTTAACCTGGAAAGCTGGAAGCGCTGCGAAGATAAGGCCCTAATTCTGGATCAATTCGAAGGCTGGGAGAGCATCCTGGCATTCGATCTGGCGCGCAAACTCGACTTAACCGCCAAGGTTCGATTGTACAAACAAGACATCGATGGCCGCCGCCACTACTACTGCGTAGCGCCACGATTCTGGGTACCGGAAGATACGGTCTGGCAGGGCGATAACAGGAAGCAAGCGGAGCGGTACCGCAAGTGGGTGAACACCGGAGACCTCACCGCCACCGAAGGCGCCGAAGTGGATTACCGAGAAATCCTTGCAGCCGCTGTTTCCGCTCACCACCACAGCCCCAGCGTGGGCTGCCCAATTGACCCACACGGCGCTGCGAACCTCTCACACCAAATGATGGACGAAGGATTGCAGCCCATCACGATCTCCCAGAACTACACCAACTTAAGCGACCCCATGAAAGAACTGGAAGCCGCGATAGAGTCCGGCAGGTTCCATCACGACGGCAACCCGATCATGACCTGGTGTATTGGCAACGTGATTGGCAAACACATCGCCGGCAACGACGACGTGGTGAGGCCCATAAAGCAAGGCAGCGACAACAAAATTGACGGCGCCGTAGCCCTGATAATGGCTGTGGGCCGGGCAATGCTTGGCGATACCGAAAAGCCCAAACAATCCATTTACGATACGTCGGACGTTACATGTTGATGAACGCACTCACATTCCTTGTTGGCCTGGCCGGTGCTGCCCTTATCGCTTTTGGCGCTTGGCTGGTGTACGAGCCTGTTGGCTACATCGCCGGCGGTTTGCTTTGCCTGGGCTGGTCATTCATGGCCGCTCGCGCCATGGCCGTTCGTGACTTTACCCAACGCGAAAAAGGCAGCAGCTAATGTTTTTACCAAGCTTTTTCAAATCCGCCAACATCAAAGCCAGCGGTAGCGACTTCAGCACCTGGGTCAGCTCAATCGGTGGCCGCTCCAGCCGTGCCGGCACCCAAGTAAACACTGAAAGTGCTCTGGCCTTGGCGGCCTTGCGGGCTTGCGTCACTCTGCTTGCGGAATCCGTGGCGCAGCTGCCGTGCGAACTCTATCGTAAAGACAGCAAAGGTGGTCGCGAGCGCGCTACAGATCACCCGCTATACGACATCATCCACAGCCAGCCAAACAAAAAAGACACCACGTTTGAATATTACGAACAGGCGCAAGGCAACCTGGGCATTGAGGGTAATCACATCGCCCTGATAGATCGCGACGGAAGCGGCTATGTTAAAGAGCTGATCCCAATCCATCCGAAGAAGGTGCAAGTGCTGAAAGGCCAGGACGGCCTGCCCTACTACAAACTGCTGGAGCTTAACGAAATACTGCCAATGCGCATGGTGCACCATATCAAGGCCTTCTCGCTAGACGGCTTTGTGGGCCTGTCTCCCATCGCGACTAACGCCGATTCTATCGGCCTAGCATTGGCCACGGAACACCACGCCGCTGCGGTGTTTCAGCGCGGAGCCACTATGTCTGGTGTCATCGAGCGGCCAGACACAGCGACACCCATTACCGACCAAGGCAAAGTTGACCGCCTCCTCGAAAAGTTCAACGAGCGCCACGGTGGAGGCCTGCGTAACGCATTCAGCGTCGCACTGCTGCAAGAGGGCATGAGCTACAAACAGTTGGCCATGGACAACGAAAAAGCCCAGCTTCTTGAGTCACGGAACTTCGGCGTCGGCGAAATTTGCAGGCTGTACAAAATCCCCTTACACATGGTCCAGCATCAAGATAAAAGCTCCTCATGGGGCTCTGGTATCGAACAGATGTCGTTGGGCTATGTCATTTATACACTGATGGCTTGGATCAAGCGTCACGAAGCGGCGATGATGCGCGACCTTCTGCTGCCATCCGAACGCAAAAACCTGTACATAGAATTCAACGTTTCCGGCCTGTTGCGCGGTGATCAAAAAGCCCGTTACGAAGCCTACGCCATCGGCCGCAATTGGGGTTGGCTATCAGTGAACGATATCCGCCGCCTTGAAAACATGTCACCCATCACCGGCGGCGACCGCTACCTGACGCCACTGAACATGTCCGACTCCGGCCAGGCCGCTAACACATTAAACGCCACTCCGGATCAAATGAAAAACATTGAGGAACTTCTATGTCGCGCATGATCAACTACCCACACGTAGCCGCCATGGTGTTCGGCGTTCCGCTGTTCGCCACCCCAGCTCTAGTGACCGCTATCAAATCCGTATTGGAGCCGCGCTTGCTGGGCAAAGCCTCAGACTCTGCGCATGACACAGCCCCGTTGGCGCTGGCGGATGACGAACAGCGGCCCAGCCAAACCCAAAAAACCAGCGGCGAACTGGCGGTTATCCCAGTGCACGGCATTCTGGTACCGCGCCGGGGCGAAATCACAAACAACTGCGAAGAGCTGGTGTCCTACGAGATGCTGCGCAACCAAATCGAAGCCGTACGCCGTGATGACCAGGTGCAGGAGATCGTGCTGGATTTTCACACCGGCGGCGGTTCTGCCATGGGCTGCAAAGAAGCGGCCGATTACATTAGATTGGTAGCAGGCGAAAAGCCCATCACCGCACTGGTCAACTTTGCCGCCTTATCTGCCGGCTACTTTCTTGCCGCTGCATGTACCCGCATCGTCGCTAGCCCCACAGCAATGGTCGGCTCCATCGGCGTGATTATCGAAACCTACGACATGAGCAAAGCTGAAGAGGCCGCCGGCATTAAATTTAACACCTACTTCCGCGGTGGGCACAAAAACGACGCATCACCCCACGAGCCCATCACTGACCAAGCAGAGCAAGAAATTGGGCGGCGGCTTGATGCAGCCTACGACATGTTCACAACGTCGGTTGCTGAATATCGGGGCTTGGATGTTGCCGCTATCGTTGCCACCGAAGCCCGCCTGTACTCGGCAGCTGAAGCACTGAGCTTGAAGTTGATCGACGAAATCGCCCCGGCTCAAGATGCCGTCAATGCACTTGCCGCGAAATACAGGCAAGCCGCGCAGCCCCAAGGCAAGCGCATCACCGCACAAGCCCGTGCTATGGAAACCCGTTGCCAGCTCTAGCCACGCGGCGGAGCTGAAACCCTAAAGGCACCGTCTGGTGTCTTTTTTTATGCCCAAAAGCAAGAGGAAATACCCATGTCTATTGAACAACTCCGCCGCAACCGCGCCGAAATCAACGCCAAAGTACAAACCTTGGCAGAGATTGAGGCCAAAGAAGGCGATCTGAACGAAGAACAGCTGAAGAGCTTTAACGCCCTGACCGCTGAATTCGAAACAATCACTCAACAAATCCAGCGCCTTGAAGGCGCCGAGCGTATGGCTGCTGAATCCGCCATGCCGGTAAACGCTCTGGGCGCTCTGGGCAACAACGCCCCTACGTCAGCCGCCGTGCACATCAAAAAAGAAGCCAAGCAGTACGTCGGCGCCAAAGCCGCTCGCATGGTGATGTCCATCGCCGCCGGCAAAGGTGACCTGGGGCTTGCAACCAAGTTTGCCCGCAACGAACTGAACGATGCCGACGTAGCCATGGCCATCGAAACCAGCTCAGGCAGTGGTGGCGCACTGGTGCCGGCCAATATTGCGGAAGAAGTGATTGAGCTCCTGCGCGCGAAAACCGTGGTGCGCCGCCTCGGCGCGCAAATCATGCCCCTGCCAAACGGCAACCTGTCTTTGCCCCGCATGAGCGGTGGCGCAACCTCCGGCTATGTCGGCGAAGGTGCAGACGTGCTGGCAACCGAATCCGCATTCGACGATGTGCAGCTCAGTGCCAAGACACAGATCACCCTGGTACCGATGTCCAACCAGCTGGTTGGGCGCGCGGGCTACTCAGTAGAGCAGATGGTCCTAAACGACATGCTTAACGCCAAGGCAGTGCGCGAAGACAAGGCCTTCCTGCGCGACGACGGCACCAGCAACACCCCGACCGGCTTTAAGAAAACCGCAGAAAACGCGAGCCGAACCGTGGCTTGGTCAGGCACCGCGAACCTCGCAACCATAGACGCGTTCCTTGATGGGCTAATCCTCACGCTGATGAATTCAAACAGCATGATGGTACGCCCCGGCTGGGCCCTATCGCCTACCAGCTACATGAAGTTGTTCGGCCTGCGCGACGGAAACGGCAACAAAGTCTACCCGGAAATGAACGAAGGCGTGCTGAAGGGCTATCCGTTCGCATCCACTACCACCATTCCCAACAACCTGGGTACCGGCACCAACGAAAGCGAAATTTACTTCGCCGACTGGAACGATGTCGTGATCGGTGAAAGTGAAAGTATGTCAGTCGATTTCAGCCGCGAAGCCACTTACAAAGACGCCGCCGGCAACCTGGTATCCGCGTTTGCCCGCAACCAGTCGCTGATCCGGCTGGTAGCAGAGCATGACGTAGGCTTCCGCCACCCTGAAGGCCTGGTGCTGGGTACCGGCATCATCTGGTAAGCACAGAAAACCAGCTGGCGGGCTAGCCAAGAACTGGCCCGCCAT